CTGTGCAACTGTCGTTTTACCTTTTTCTGTTTTTAACTCAGCAAATATGAGCCCTCTGTCTTGATGGGCCATTACTAAATCGAAGAATCCAACGCTGCCCATAGTCATGTACCTACCTGTACGCGTCATGGAAGGCTGGCTGTGATGCACGACCCAGCCGTACTGGTATGCCAGTGCTTTGACCTGTGCGAGGAATGACGATTCGCTTATGGGAATCATTTGTCTTTGCCTAGCAGGAATCCGCACATGAACAGTGAGATGCACATAATTATGAGCGTTACGAAATCAACCATTAGAAGGGTTCCTCTGGGGTGTCATATACCGGCATTTCAACATCGCCATTTTTGAGCGCGTCAATCGCTTTGCTGACTTCAAATTTAGTCATGGTGCCGATGTTGTGCGGGGGCAATTTGCCAGCCTTTTTCAGTTCGGCCTTGTAAAGCCATAACTGCTTTTCAGAAGGCAAGTTAGAGGGCTGTGTAATCGTGGTATCTCCGCGCACGACCTTTTGCATTTCCTCACGGCTTGGTTTCTTAGTCCAATCAGCACCGAGATATCCTGCAGCTGCTAAAGCTCGGCCTTGGCTAGATGTAGCGCAATTCTCAATCCTGCTAGTGGCGTTCACTCCGCGATCAGTCAAATGTTCTTCGGCATAATCCACAGTGGTTGCCTGGGCATCGTTCTTGTCTAGCCACAATGTGGTTTTAATAACACACCTGGTGCCATCGTCAAATACCAGTTCTGAATGGATAGCGCCATTCGGGTGGTCAATCCAGAAGGCTTTTATGCGCTCTGAAACGGGGGTGTATTCCTCGAGATTAAATGCCACGGGCGTACTCATTTGTGATGCGGTTTAACTCTGCCTCGATGCGCTGCAAAGCCTCTTTGAGCATTCTTATTTCTTGCTCTTTGGCGTAAATCATGTCTGCTACATCATCGTTGTGGGTGTACTCACTCATCGTCAGCCAACTTTACGCTGCTGAGATAGTTGAAGCCTTTTGATGGGCCTGACTCGTGTAGTGATGGGTGCCAAGAATCACGGATTGTCTCAGCGATATTGGGCAATGTATGAAGCGCGCCTACAGCTTCTAACACCAGGCTTGATTCTTTGAATCGAAGCTCTAGCGCCAGATTATGGCTGAGGTTTGTAAGTTTGGCGATTAGTTCGCCTGTTGATGTTTCCATTGGTTTTCCTTTGTTATTTACAGTTGCGTTTCCATCTTTGCACATCCTTGTGACGGGAATTGCAGATGAACTTTTGTAAGTGTTTTTGTCCTTTGAGACAGCCCCAGCCCCACGGGCCAACACGCCAAACCTTACGGCCTGAGCGCTCAATATGGCTATTAAATGCAATGGCGTCAGCCACCTTGACTTGTTGTGCCGGGGTTAATCCTTTGGCTGAGTTGTAGTTAGACCATGTGCGAAAAGTTTGGCGATGAATACCTAAACCACCTGTGTACGACTTTGTGGAATGTTGCCAGTTGCCACCAGTTTCGCACTGGGCTAACTGATCGTAGTAAGCGTCTGGCAGTACGCCTTTGTATTTGGCGTGTGAGTTAGCAGCTGCACTTGCGTGGGCTGGGGTGGATAGGGCAAGGATAAGCGTTAGTGCCATGAGTTTCTTAATCAACTCTCTCAACTTCTGTAGGCGGCCCCCATGAGTGCCAAGACTGTGCACGTGTGCACACTTGGGTATAAACAATCAGGCCTGTGGACAAGTCTGTAAAGACCTGCACCATCGTTTTCTTATCTTTAGACCTTAGAGCCACATAGCCCCATGTCGGTATCATGGTCGGTTCGCCATCATTTTGAGCCATAGCCAGCATGACACCCATCCCATTATGAAACTGTAGATAAATTGGGTATCGGTCATGCCAAGCCCCTAACCATGTCAAACCCAGCCTGTGTAATAGCGCACACAATCGCTTGAGACCCGCTTGAGACGGCTCTACGGATGCCTAAATCCTGAATCAGTCCCATTGTGCGCAAATCGCTACAACGCTTCCAATAGCCCCTAATTTCATGGCCCGCTAGTGCGGCTCTCATGCCTGCTTCCTCATCTGTGAGGCCAAGGGTGGCTGTGGCGTACTGCTCGAGAAGCAAAGCCCGATGGCTGCCTACCCTGATGGGTGAGACTTGCCTAGACGTTTCGGGGTCTGTTGCCCTGAATAGTGGTAGTTCTTGGTATGTCATGTTTCCTCTGACTTTCTGCTATTTGAGTAGCGGTGGTTACTTTACACAAAATGCGAAGTCGGTGGTGGATACCCAATGGAAACAAAGTACCCACCACCTAGCCCCAGCACCGCTCAAACAGTGTCTGGGAATCTTTTATGGCTTAGGAAGTGCGCGCCATGCTTTTTCAAATTCAGCTGCGCTTTCCCATTCGTTACTGATCTCTGCGTGTAGCCAAGCCCCACCTGGTGTGCCGGCATTGTCCTGAGAATTAAACAGCTTGACGCCTTTTTGCCCTGGGCCACGACTGCAACGGTACCCACGACCCCAGGCGGTTTTGTCTGTTTCAGGTTGGGCTGGGTTGCGGTAGGAATAGTCATGCAGCTCACAAAGTAGTAGCGCCTCTGAATTCTCGACTAGCCATGTCCATGCCTCTTTAGCTTTGGCTCTGCCTTCTCGAGTTGCTGGGAAACCCATATCAACCGCAAAACCCGAAGCGTGCACACTCAAGTTTTTAGACCCGCGCATCATGCGGTTTTGATACATACCAAGGTTTGTGAATCCCCAGCGTTTGTTGCACAGGTCGTAAAGCTTCTTGGTTATGGGTGATGTTGCGCCACCATCCCACGAAGGGTAAAAAGGGTATTTGCGGGCGGTCATGAGTTAGAAGGTGACAGCACTTTGACTGTTGCTGTTCCAGTGGCGGCCAATGCGTAAAGGGTTTCCTGTTCATCTAAGAACAGTTGCGTTGTGGTGTTTTTAGCCACGTCAAGACCTACTGCGCTTGACACGTTTGAGCCACCTATGTGCACGTCTTGGGTGCTTGATTGCACATAGATGGTTTGGCTGCCGAAACTGGTGCTGTGAATTAGCACTGGTGTGGTTGCGCCTACTGTGTAAACGGTGGTTTTCATGGTTGTGGTTCCTTTGGTTTGTCTTTAAGGCCGTTACCAGCAACGATACCCACAAGGGCACCAGCCAATGTGGAAAGTACATAAGTCAAGATACTGACCATGTCTTGGTCTAACTGGCTGGCTTCGACTGGTTGTACTACAAATAGGACGCCGTAAATCATTGCCATTACGGACATCATTAGTACGCCACATAGGCATACAGCAACTACGAATACTAGGCGTGCTTTTATTTCTTCGTTGCTTAAACGCTTTTCTAGTTTCATGGGCATTTGCTTTCTAAGAATCCGGTGGCTTTTGTGGTGTCACAGTTGTGACGTGTGCGGTCTGCGCAAGCGGTAAGCGATGTCAAAAACACCAATAGAATTAGGCTATTTTTCATGGTTATGCGCTTTCGTAAATTATATTCCAAAAGAATAAATTTGTATTTGCCCAAGTGAACGGAACAGTTGCAGAAGTATCACTATTCGTTACATAAGTTCCAGCAGAGTTAAAAAATGTGCATCTTATATTGGTGTTAAACAAGTTAATTGGTGCGCCATAAAAAAGAAGTGAACCGTTATATGCGCCACAAGTTCCGATAGTGTCCAACACTGCGGATGCAGCATTTATGGCTATTGGAACTGTTATATCTAGTGGGCCTGTAAAAGCTGAAGTCGAACCAAGCGCGACACGCCCATAAAAATGAACTAATTTATTTACTTGTGTGTAGCGAGTGTTTACAGTTCCGTTGCCGACAGTAAAACCAGCAAAAGTGGGCGTATAAGCTGTATATGCACCAATGGAATTTAATTGTGCAGCTGTGAGCACATTGCCGCTGGAAAATGGAAATGGTGTAGCCATTATGGATAGCCCAATCTGTTTGTATTTAGAACACCGAAAGCGCTTGAATCAAGCGTAAACGGTGTGCCTAATGATGGTGTAAGAGATAAACGGATATTAGCCCTATCAGGATAGTAACTAGCGGAAATACCAGAAACCGTCGCGCTGACAGTGGTACCGCGGAACTTGACCGTAACAGCTGTACCAAGAGGACACTCAGCCAACTTGCCTAAAGCAGCTACGCCTTCCGATTGGGTTGTAGATGTGGCAACGCTGAAAGGCACTGGACTGGTTTGATTGTTTACAGTGAGCACATAATCGCCCAGGCTGTTTGCTTGCGTGGTTGTGGCCGCAACAGTGGGATAGGAAAAGCCCACATATGGTGCATCACCAACACGTCTATTAGCTTCAACGTTGGTATAGCCACCAACACCAAACGACTGGTACTGAACCAAAATTTGTGTGAAGGCTGACTGCACAGATGAGGCGTATTCGATGTTGGCGTATTTATAAACCGTAGAACCAGTAGAACCATCATCTACCAGGCTGATTCTTTTGCCTGTCTGTCCTGTTGGGTAAAAATACACACCTGCGTAAACATTGGCAATGTTAATAGGGTTGTTTTTAAATGTTCTGTTTAGGTCTAAGTCATCAGCAGAATATTGAATAGTGTTTAGTACTTTGTTGATTGTGTCCAGCCATGGCGCAACGTCAGGGGGAAGAATGTTTTGCCCAATGGGCACTGGGTTTCCAAATACGCCATAGTTGTAACCAATGTTCTGCGGGGTTGTCGTATAAACCTGTGTTACAGCCATAGAGCCAGTCATTAACGTGTAGGTGGCATCAACAGCAATACCGGCACCGTAACCAGATGAGCCAAAACCAGAAGCCAAAACACCTGTGCCACCAGTGACAGTAATAGTCACGCGGTCACCTGGCGCTGCACCAGTTCCCGCGTTGTATGGGATGGCGTAGCTGCGGTCTATGTCTGTAATTTTTCCTACAAAATACGCTGATGAAGAACCGCTGTTGCTGTCTCGAATGTCAATGAACTGGCCAACAGTCATTGACGGAAAAGTTGATTGCGGTATTAACTCAATAGAACATTGCGAAACTGGCGTGGGGTCTTGAAAGCGTGACTTGCCGCGCTTAATGCTTACCGATTGCACACCATCTAGTTTTGTGTATGTGCCGTTAAAGGTAGAGGCGTAGTAAACGTTGGGGGGCGTGTATGCCATTAGGAGACAGTTCTAATAGGGACAGAGCCATTGACTTGCATATAGCGGCGTAGAGCATCCACTACTGACTGTGGGTCACCGCCATTGACGTTGATAGTGACACCGCCGCCACCCATACTGCCCATCTGAGATAATGGGATAACCGCTTCTGGGCCTGCCTCACCAATTAAAGCCAAAGTAGGTGCTGTGACAATTCCACCGTCAGCCAACATAGGAATATCAGGCATGGAAAAACCGTTGCCACCAATTCCAGGCACCCAGTCAGGAATCTTGAAGGACAACTTGCCAACTGTGTTGTTCCAGATACGCGCAATACCGTTGAACACTGCTTTAGCAGCTGCCAAAAGGCTGCTGAATAATGGAATAGTTACTTCGGTAATCCAAAACTTGATGCCACCAAAAACAGCATCTACAACAGTTTTGAACGGCTCAAACTTTTTGTAGGCCGTGACCAGTAGTGCACCTAAACCAACTACGGCAATGGCAATAAGGCTGAATGGGTTTAACGCCATAGCCACGTTTACAGCAACAATGGCTGCAGCGATAGTGGCAATAGCAATGCCGATGCCTAGCAAAATCTGTGGGTGCTCCGCTGCCCAGTCCCCCATTTTGGTTAGGTACGGAAGTACAGCTTCAATGGCTGGCAACAATGCAGCACCGATACTTTCCTTGGTTTCAGCCAAGGCAACACCTAAACGCTGAAACTGTCCCTGTGCAGTGCCGGCAGCGATGCTTGCCTGGTCTTGGAATGTGCCGGCAAGTGCGGCCATCATTTCATCGGCTGATGCACCGTCTTTTTCCATTTGCTTTAACTCAGGCGACAACTTGCCTAGCGCGGTTGTAGAACCTGCTGCAGCCTTAGCCATTGCTTCCGTGACTGTCGCCAAACTTTTGCCTGTGCCTTGAGCCACATCCATAGCAATTGACATGAGTTCTTGTGCTTTGGTGACGTCATGAGTCTGGGACATTAAACGACCAAGTGCAGGCCGTAACTCATCGTCTGTTATGCCGAGCGCTTTACCTTGCTGGCTAATCCAATCTTCTGTGCTTTTAATTTGGGCATCAGTAGCGCCAGTGGTATTACGCATTGTCAAAGCAAGTTTTGCTTGTGCAGCATCATCAGCAATAGCGTCTTGAGTAGCGCTAAACAGTGCAGCACCTAAACCAGCAATCGCTGCAGCTGCAGGTACGGCTGCTTTCTTGATAGCGAACTGGGCTTTAGCACCAGCACCCTCAAGGCTGGCGAATTCCTTTTTGGCTTTGTCAATTCCTTTGGAATCAAACTCCGAGATGATGGGGATGAATACAGCCATTACTTAACCAAGTTTCTGTTTACGGACTTCATGACTTCTTCAATGGCATCAAGAATGTCTTTAGTTGCTTGGCCGTAAATGTAAGAACGAGCGCGCCACATTCCGCGCTGGGCTTTGCCATATCGGCTGTCTAATTCCTGCACAAATTGTGACCCACTATTACGCAAGCCCGCAAGGTCAAAGAACGCACCGCCGGCGTTTTTCTGTATCAACGTCACCAGGGGAACATTGCCATTGCGAGCGCGGCCACCTATTTGGATGGTGACGCCTTTACGCACTTTCTTGGCGTCATAACCTAAACGGGTGCCACCCTTTTTAGATGGGGCCATACCAGACAAGGGCGGCTTATCGTCTGGGTATTTAGAAGCAACCTCGGTAACCATCTGCCCACCAGCAGCCTTAATTTTGTTAGTGGCTTTGAACTTGCTTTTGCTGTCAAGCTTGCCTAGTTCAGCAAGGGCTGCCTTGAGTCCGTAAATCTCTGTGCTAACTGTGGCGCTCATCTTTGTTTTTTCCTCGACTCGTTGATGATACTAATGCAAGTAGCCAAGTCGGGAATGTCAAATGCTATGTCAGGCGGCCAAAATCCTGTTTCTACCAGCAGTGAAGCTAGAGAATATCGGAAGGTGCCGCCTCGGTAGGGTTTGGGCTTTCACTGTCCACAACCTCTAACGAGACTAACTGTTTAATAAAATCATCAAGCATGAGAGGCAAAGACGGAAGGCCTGAAACCTTGGCGGCTTCGTGAGCCATAAAAGCTAAGTCCTCAATGCCGATACCGCTGTTAGATATTTCACTGGCTTTGCGTTTGTATTTGCGTTCCCAATTCACGATGACCATGAGGTTGGTTTTAACTATGACTGGGCCATTACCCAAGTCTATTTTCAATGTCAGTTGCATTGTCGGCTGCTTTCTTTTTTAACGATTAGGGGGCTGTGATGTCGCGAACGAATGTGCCACCAGTGAAGGTCACTTCAATCATGGAAAGTTCACCGTATGAACCGTTGATTGGCTGAAATGACGCAAGGAACGCGTTAGTGATTGTGTATTCAGGGTTGCTTGCTGATTCTGTTGCGCCAGCAGGCGAGATAGTGATAACCGAAGTGCCGGTACCAAGTGCAGCTGTCAGTGCTGCTTCAACAGATGTTGCGCCGTAAGAGGCGTAGCATGTCAATGTGACTTCCACTTGTTGCAGGCCTTTTACATAGTAATGGGCAGCATCTCCGAAGCTCGTACTTTCCAGGGCATCAAAACCCACTGTGATGGCGGCAGACGAAGTTACCGTTGTGGCATCGAATATGGTGCCCGCTGTGGCTGGCAAAATTGTCACAGTTGGGTTAGTTAGGTATGTGGTGGTGCTGGTGGCCATAATTACTCCTGGTCATGTAGGTGTGTCGGGCCACCGCTGTTGTTTAGATTATTGCAGATTCTACGCGCTTGTGTGTGCATCATAGGTTCTGCGATTGCATTCTAATGGTCAAATCGTATGCGGGAAATTCTTGCCCACCAATAGAAGCCAATGCTGGGTTACCTGAAACCACTGCCACGTTCTTTCCTAGAAGCCCTGCAGAGATAGCTAGCAAGGGTCGTAGCGTGTCTAAGTTGCCTGGGCCTATACCGATGACCCGCACAGGAAAAATCATTGTAACGATGTGGTCATTCATGGCTGTGAATGATGGGGCGTCTATGAAGCAGCAATTACTGTTCAGGTTTCTTGGGTCAGTGACAACCCGCAAGCCCGTGATGGTTGCCAGCGTTGTAGCTAGGTCATCTATGGCTTCATTGAATAGGTCTGTGTATGCCATTAGGCCACCGCTGGGCGGTCAATGCCGAGCAGCTGCTTAACCATTGGCGTAAACGCGTTAGTGGTGATGGCTTGCCCCATTGAATCGAAACTGGCGAATTGGTCAATGCTTCCGCGCTGACGGAAATACGCACCGGCAAGCATGATGGTGCCCAAGGTGCAGTCTCCCGATGGGCTGGTCGCTAGCGCATCAAAATACCCTGCCTCTTGTCTGCGTCTGTAAGCGACTTGATTACCAGCGCTGGTGCATTGTGCCAAGAAGGTGGTTTCATCGGCTGTAGGGCTCGTTAAACCGAGCCACAATTGAACCTGTGCGCTAGTTACCCATGTGCAGGTTTGGGTGTAAGTCAAAGTACCAGGGGGAATGGCAGCTCCGCGTTGTACGTCAGTGTCAGCGTCATAGAACATGACCTGATTAGGAATTGGGATATTGGCGTCTAAACGGATATCGCCTTCACTGCCTACCCCGATATAAAGATATTGAGGAAGCGCGTAAACGGTATAGGTGCCATTAAAACTGCCGCCTAAACCAGCCAAGGTGATTGACTCACCAATAGCAATATCGGTGTTCTCCAGTGTCTGAACAACTGCGTAGTCGTCCAGACGCTGGATGAAAGTAACACTGTATGTAGCCATGGCGGCTAACCGCCTTTCGGACTAGGCCTGAGTAATCTTGCGAATCATTCCTGGAATGGCTGCGAAGGTTGAAACGTAGCCGTGGAAGCTCATGTTGCGACCCAAGACTGATGGCTGTTCAACGCTCATGAGGCCACGGATTGACTCGTAGAACTCGAACGCATCGCCTTGGCCTTGGCCTACGCGGGTGATAATCATGGTCTTGGCAGCGAAGTTGCTGTCCACTACAAGCTGCAAGCCGAGTGGGTTTCCGTTCCATGAAGATGCTGATGCATTTCCAAGTGCGTTCTGGCCTGTGAGACCAGCGCCAATGAATGGGAACACTGGGCGACCAGTGGTATCTGCAAGTTGTCCAAGTTGGCCCCAAACATCTGGTGACACGAACATATGTGTTGGTGTCCAGTTACGGCCATTTGAAATGTCCACTGCTGAGTCATAAACACTCTTGAGAAGGTCAGCTACTGACAAGTCCCAAACTCCAGATGATGTTGCTGCGGTGAGCAAGTTGTCTGCACAGAGGTTGTCAGATGCAATCATGTATTCACCCATGAGGTCATTAAGAATCAACTGCATTGCTGCAGGTGAAGTGAAGTCAATGTCCTGAACTGACAGTGTGACCTGTCCAGCAAGGGTTGTTTTGCTGACCGAGTTAGAAGCAATAACCATGGTGGTTGCTGATGCTGCACTCAATTCTGAAGCGCTGGCCACGCTGGTATGAGTTGTGATAGTGGGTCTCACGAATGTCTTTGACTGTCCATTGTCTGGATAAGCGCGAACGCCCACGGCTTCAGCGGCAGGCCTCAAGAAATTCAGGTCTTGTACCAATGGGCCGAGCACCGGAATTGGGAGCAATCCTGGTGTGTCCGTTGTCAAAACGTCACCAGCTGCTGCTTGCAATGCTGTGCGCTTTGATGCTGAATACTCAGCTACTGCTGCGTTCATGTTCTTGAAAGTGTCGCCACCGATGTGGTAAGCGGCCATGAATTCACCAGCTGATGGCAAAACAAATTCGCGCTTAGCTGATGCAAAAATTGGTGATGTAGGGATAGCTGCTGCTTCCACTACTTCTGGTGTTACTGCTGGTTGCATTTCTTCCGTCTCCTCGACTTCTGGGTTATCTGGATTATTGTCGGTTTCGTCGGGGTTTTGGTGGATGCTTGCAGCCACTTGGGTGATGCTAGCACTAGCACCAAACGCGCCGTGTGAAACTAACGATAATTCTGTCCAGGCTGCTTTTTCAATAAGCATGACGCCTGCCTCGTTGTAGCTGAACTCAAGCGGGGAAATTCCAACACTCACCTGGTCGTACACATTCTCAAGGGCGAGCTGTAGCGATTCCTCACCAAGAACGGTCTTGGCGACTCGAGCCTGAAAGAGCATTCCTTCTGGGGTGTCCTCACGGGCAATGACTGTGCCAATGGCCTTATCGGACTGGTGACCCACAAAGAGCTTCGGGTTAGGGCCATCAACTGGCAACGCGCCAGGGGACAGCATAATTTCGGTGCCATCGCTGACTGTTGCTACCACGTTATATGGGGCTGCAATGCCGGTAATAGTTCTGCTCGGTGTGCCGTCTGGTGCGGCCGCGTCAATGGTTACTGATGTTGCGTTAAAGCGAATCATGCTAGGGACTCCTGTGTATTTTCTTGTGGTAGGTCTGGGCTATCCATTTTGTCGGCCATCTCATTTTCGATGAGGAAGTCGTCAGTGTCAAACTCTACATAAGTACCGCGTGGCAGTACGTTGTTTTGGCTGAGCGTGGATGCCAAACATTCCGCATAGGCCTGAACTCCAAAGATATACAAATCCGCTCTGGCTTGCTCAGACGATTGATAACTGTAAGCGCCTGTACTGACGCCAACTAAGTAAGGCGGCACGTTTGTAAGGCGCGCGCATTCAAGTGCCTGGTAGTTGGCTGCATCTATTAACAGCATTTTGTCTGGTGTTGCTGTGGTTTCGGTGTAGCTCAAAAACTCATTTAGTGCTGCAGTTTGGTTAGTTGCTCGAGCTGCGTTAAACGCTGATGCCAAGTCAGCAAGCTCAGAAGCGCTTAATGGTTCCCCACCTGTCTGCTTTAAAACGCCTGCAGGTATTGACGATTCCGCATTGCGATAACGTGCAGCTTCTAATTTGAGCGCTGTAAGAACTGTCTGTTCTGACATATAAACAATGCCCTGAATAGGGCTGAGGAATTGCACCAAGTCCTTAGGGTCAATCATGTTGCCTTGGAAATAAACCTCTTGTGAAGGTGCATACCAGACGGGCCCTGCCTGGTCAGTTGTCGTTACTGAGCCTGCAGGTAGGCGCGTAAAAGATGCTGGGAATCCGTCTTGGGTTCGGCTAGTGATGTACCAAAATGCGCGGCCATAGAAGAATAAGTCATCGAATGTCCATGCCATAAGGAAGTTATATGTCACGGTCGGGTCGGGCTGGCGTAGCCAAGAACGTGGCGCAAGATACACCTGTTCCATTTCGGTTTCGGTTTCACTCCAACGCTCGGTGTACATTTTTAATGGCATTGAGCCAATGACAGAAGCCATAAGGTCACGGGCGCGCGAGATAGTAGCAACACTCATGGCGCGGTTGCGGGCTTCGCCTTCGTAGTAGGTGTAGTACTGGCCAATCATGTTTACACCGGCAGAGTTAGGTGAGTAGCCACCAGCAGCTGCTGCTTTAGCCGTTGGCGATGCAGGGCTAACTGCTGCTTTTGTTACTCGATTGAATAGTGCCATGTTGGGATTATCTCACATTTCGTGTTGGCAGGTGGTCATGCCTTGCCAGATTCCCGACAGAACTAGCAAGACATAACCGCCGATAGTTTACCGATTGACAACTACCAGCATGGGCTTTCCTGCTTGCTTGGGTCGTGACGCCAGAGCGGCAGCCCAGATGGTGCAGCGCGCTAACTCAATGGGCCCAGGCGAACGCTTAGAAGATAGAGCTAATGCGTTTTGCTGGTAAATGGCTACGGCTCGGTTCATGTGTTCCGCAAGGTTTGACTGGCCCATATGTACTAGGCGTGAGTCGTTAATCATGCCTTTGACAAGGCTGGTGTACTTCATTAGTTCGCCATATCCCACTACTTTTTTTCTACGCTCAAGAGATAGAGGGACATGGTTTTCCAATGTTGGTGTAACAGCAACCATTGTGGATGGATGGCGGCAAGCGTCTAGTAGGGCTTGCTGCATCTCAGCCAAAGACCCAACTACAAACTCAACATTGACATGAGCAACGCCCACATCATCAACAGCTGCGCGAACAGCGACATAGCGCGACCCGTCCAATGATGAATCAACAGCAATCCAGCCACCTTCTGGGCCTTCAATTTCTGAGAGGCAAGCGTCCCACTGGCCAGGTTGCAACCAGCAAGCGTCAGCATTCACAAATTGGTTAAGCGACCCGCGTAGAAAACTAGAGCGGTCTGGGTGGTCAGCATCTAAGAGCAGTGACTCAAGTTCGAGCGTCTGGCCGAGCGCGGGGTTAGCCCAGCCCCACCAGCGGGTTTCCATAACATCCACCCCAGGTGGTGGCGACCATTCCGCAAAGTAGAAACTGCCCTGGCGTTTTTCATCTATGAGCTGCAGCCCTTGTTCGCGATATCGAAGCATGGCAATAGAAGCTTCTGTGCCGGCAGTGCTGGTCATCATCATGATGGGAGACCCGCCAGCAGTACGCATATTTCTAGCCTTCATAGTCGGGCGCAAAGAGTGAGCTAGTACCTGGTCATCCACGGCATAAATTTCATCTATCCAAATCAGGTCACAACTGAGGCCCATTCCAGCCGATGGCGTAGCAGCCTTGACAAGCCAGCGCGAGCCGTCAGGCATCTCACAAGTGTTACGCCCATAAGCACGTTTCAAAGTAGCCCCAAAATACTCAGCCAAAATAGGGGCCACAATTTCAAACTGGCGAACAGCCAACGTCAATTCATGCGCTGAGTTCACCACTGTTTGTGGCTTGCCACGAAGTTTTGCAATAGACGTCATCCACGCACCCAAAACCGCCTGGCCAAGTACGGTCTTTCCACACTGACGCGCCACCGAAATAAGACCAGCGCGGTTAATCAAATCACCAGTATCAGGGTCTGCCTCAAACAAACCCTCAAGCGCGTAAATCTGCCAGTCCATCAAATCAACGTGCATATAAGTATGAGCAAAATCAACCACCAACTGGGCATACACAGAATTCCCTTTACGCACAGTTTCCAATCTGGGCTGCACCCTGCCAATCCTCGAGTAGTCCGTCTGGTCTTGGCCAGTTCTCGCCAGTTCCGCCTTCGGGGATACAGAGTCTAAATGCTTGATGATTTTATTACACAGTTAGTCTCGTTAGAGTTTGTGGACAGTGAAAGCCCAAACCCTACCGAGGCGGCACCTTCCGATATTCTCTAGCTTCACTGCTGGTAGAAACAGGATTTTGGCCGCCTGACATAGC